CATCAGGAAAGTTAACGTAATCATAGTAAATGACAAAAAACTCTAGCAGCGCGGATGGTTCCAGCGAGAATAGAGCAGTATTGACTAAATGGTTAGATTCCCTTGACATTTCCTTTTACCTTTAGATTATATTACACCCATGAGTCAGAAAAACCATATAAAAATAGACTCTTTCAAAATAACTAGAATGTATTTAAACGACATTCCAGAAGTTCTAAAACTCGCCATATCAGCGCAATCCAAATTCGGAGTTACTTCAACAGTAGCTCCTTCTTTGTTTTTTAGGGAAATCGGCGCGATACTTCAAAAAAACGCCATCACTTCATTTGTTTTCAGAGACATGAAAGATAGAATTTTTGCCGCTTTCGTTATCTCTCCAATTACAACAGCATCGGCTGAGATTGCTCACGTTTTCGTTGACAGTCGAGTTATCCAAACTACAGAGATGCAGCAAGCGTTTAAAGACAAACTTGAAGAACTCAAATACAAAGAGATCGCCGCAAATGTAATGAAAAGCCGTAAAAGATACAGTATCTACGTTAAATTTTTAAATACTTACGGTTTCAATGAAATAGCAAATGACAATGATGCTTATTTAAAACTTATTTATAGAAAAAGTTAAAGTTAATGTAATAATCATAATGATTATGAACAAAATTAAATTATTCATCGTTTCGTTAACTCTAGCTCTTTTGGCTACCAATGCTCAGGCTGGTATCCCATTTTATCTTGAGTCCAAGAATAACACCTCCGCTACTAACTGGAATACCCAAACATATTCCCATGAAGCTCGCGTTGGCGTAGCTTATCCTTGGGTTTATGCCGAAGTTGGCAAAGGTCGCCAATACGTCAACTCCTTTAACAAGGGCGAAAACATGGACACCTTTGAAGTTGGTACGAAGATCACCGTCAAAAAGGTTGATGTTAAGCTCAAGTTTGAAGGAAGCAACGGCAAGCGTTTAAATTCTAAATTGCCGTCAAAATTCCTTGACACAGGCGGCGAAGTCCGCATTAGATATAACTTCTAATGAAGTTTGATCGTCTCGTAAACCTAGCAAAAAACCTAATTATCTATGACGACACTGGAATCCGGTGTCGTCATTTTGCTTTTATACTGCACAAGAATCGTGTCGTTTCCATCGGAAGAAACTCAAATAAGTCTCATCCGATAAACAGAAAGTACGGTTACTTTGAAGGAAGCGGCATCCATGCCGAAGCGTGCGCCGTCATTAAATCTGGCAAGGTTGATCACTCAAAAAATACTTTAGTTACATTTCGTATTGACAGAAACGAAAAAATAGCTATGGGTAAACCTTGCAAACACTGCCAAAAGCTTTTGGGCGATGTAATTTTCAAAGAAATTTACTACTCAAATGAACAAGGCGAATTCACAAAATTTAATGAAAATCTTAATCATCGAAAGCACAAGCAAGAGAAAGCCGCTGTCAAATGAGTTTGACGATACATCAATCGTTCATTGCCGTAACAGCTTGATTCTGGCCGAGGCACTCGGCGCAGACTTATTGGATGGCGAATACAAACTGCCACAAATCTTAGCCAACCAGTATGACGTAATCATTTGCGCGTATGCGTCGCCGTATATGCCTCATGTTCCTTACCGCGAGATTCTAACAAAGAATCCAAACGCGAGGTATGTTTGGCTAGTTAACGACCATGACATTGAAGACAATCAGCTTCTTCGTTACGGCGTAATCAATCATGGATTAAAGTATGACATGATCTGCAATAATCCTCGTAGCGGTTATCGCCACTGGATTCTCAACAAGAACATCGCGGGCAAAAAGCTGAATGACTTTATCATTGAGTGGCTCACTGTCAATCTCAACTCCTTGATTATGGATACGCGCAATCCTACGAATCCTGCCGACAAGGACGGCATCATTTATTACGGCACTTATCGCAAGCACCGCCAAGTTTCTTTCGAGAAGTTCTTAACAGAAGGCGTTTCTCTTTCTTGCTCGCCAAAAAACGTCAAGAAATTCCAAGCGATCAACTGCAAATGCACTTACGTTGAAAAGTTATCTTGGAAGAAGAACGAAGAGGATTTACGCAAATATAAATACTCGATCTACATTGAAGATTTGCACACTCATTCAAACTACGCTTTCTTGGCGAATCGTTTCTATGAGTCTTTAATGAATGATGTTGTTATGTTGTTCGACGCTGGATGCGAAAATACTATTAAAAACTGCGGCTATAACTTATCTCCTAATATCATTATTGATGAAAAAAGATTGTCAAAAGGCTTGACAAATTATGTTTCATCATTGAACTACGAGGAAGAACTTAAACATCAACGGCAGTTTGTCCAACAAGCTTTCCTTGAAAAAACCACAGCCATTCAAAACATTAAAGATTTCTTAACATGAAATACGAAGTTACATTCGCCCTCACAGAAAAGTCGCGCAAGCATCTTAACCTTCAAGAACTTACGCTTTATAAAGCCTCGATTATTTCCACAAATGATCTCGATGATACAAAACTAATGCTTCTTATCACCTTGTCCGAAGAAGGTCTTCCAATCGAAACCCCAAGAAGATTTGAAATGGAAGTTAAGAATATTGGATTCGGCCTTGAGAAATTAAGAATTCTCGGCTGGCTCGCAACAACCGATTATGTTTGCGACTGTATGATTACCCTTCACTCTTTTCAACAGCCTGAAACCGGATGGAAAAGCTAATGAGTAAATACCTCGTTAAAAAAACCCACACTCTTCATTGTTTTAATTACGGCGAAAATATTCAAACTGTTCTTCCTGTATTTTCAGGAGACATTCTTAATGTTTTCTCTAAGTCTAAAGACTTATTCGATCAAGGAGTAGAGTATTGGGACTTTACAAAAAATTGGAGCGCAAAGATCGACGCTGAAACACTATCTGCTTTGGAGGAAATACAATGATGACTTACGAAGAACAAGAAACAATTTTGTTTACAGAATTTTCTAAAGTAAAAAAAGATTTTGAATCTGTTTTAAAAAAGAAAATTACTCGTAAAAACTTTAAAGAAGCTATTGTTGATTTAACTAAAATCGCAGTCAACACTCAATTTGATTCAGAGATTGATGCGGACATTAGAGAAAGACTATCTGTATTTTTCGCTGTTTGCCAGCCTTATCTTGGTGAGGTTATTTGGTCCAAGATAAAAGAAAAAACTCTTAAGATCAGTATTGATTACGGTGATGACGCAATGGTTAGCTGGAATATTCCAGTAGAAACATTTTTTATAAATCAAAAACAATTTGAACTATCTCTTGGAATGTTAATCAGCAGCTTTAAGGATTGCTTCCTTGGTCTTTTCCTGTGCCCAGAATTGCGCGAAGCAGTTATGCAGGGCGACGAACTAGCGGTTAAAGCTCTTTACTCCTCCTTCTCCAGACCATCTATGGAATCAACAGTTATTAATCTCAAGCTGTTTAAAGAATGTTTCCCTGATTTCTATGAGCATATCACTACCAAGTTAGATATTATGAAGGTAGAAGATATGAACGAGTTTATCAAAAATAAAAATAAAGAGTCCAAAGCCCCAGCAAAAAAGCGTAAAAAGAAGTAATGCCATACTTAAACGCCAACATTCCTGTTTTTCATGCTTATTTAAGCAGTGATTTTCTTTATAATCATACTAAAGCTGAAAAAGAGTATATTTCGTGTGAAGTTTTCGGAGTTACCTCATTAACTCGCCGCTGCCTTACATTTCAAGTAATGACGGAGTATGGCTCTAGACATGATAGAGTTCCTATTCAATATCTGACACTAGAACCTAAACACTCTAACTATCCTTTAGATTGGCTGCAACTTTGGGATTGTTACTCAAATGTCTTGTCTGTAACAAGATATGAGTATCATAAGAACGCCGCTGTTGAAGTTCAGCTCAAGAATCACGAATGGGTTAAGGGCAAATACTTATTCACAATAGACTGGCATGACAATCCTGATTGCGCTCTAGGTTATTCTGAAATGGCTGGAGGACACAAATGCGGCCATCTTATTTGGGGTCTTCAAGACTCAACAGGTAAAGAATGTAATCAATTATTCTTTCAGCCAAATAATAGAGTTGTTTGGAGAGATGGTGGCGCTTTTATCGCTAAAAAATTAGAGAAACCAGATTGGAAAGTCTTTGATAAAGAGTTCACTTGCGAAGGTAAAGGCAAGTGGGTCGCTTTAGATAACGACGATTACTTCTATCAATTCAAAGAATCTGATAAAAAAGTGTAATGGTATGATAAGTGAAGAAGGCATTTTTTCTAATTTTATTTATTTTTATTTCCAGCTTGCGTGGAAGCGAGATGGTTCATGCCTTCAAGTCTCCGTTTTTCAATGGAGTTAACTATTCTGGACACGCTCTTACAGTAGAGAATTTAGCTCGTACCCGCAAGCAAGCCGTTAAAGATAACTTAAAGGCTGATCTTGAACAGAAGAAGATTCAAGAGACAAACACTCCGCTCAATACTTTCATAAATAACTTACAAGCAAGAATTTATTCTCAGCTTGCTTCTCAAGTTACAGATCAGATTTTTAATTCAAACGGCGAAACGTTTGGGATTATCAACTTACAAGGTGGCGCAACCGTTACTTGGCAAAAGAACGGCGACTTAGTAACGCTTTATATCAATGACCCAGCAACAGGCAGTTCGACACAGATTCAGCTTCCTGTTGGAGTCCTCAAACCAGGAGGTGGTTAAGAATGAAATGGGTAATGCCATTTTTAATTCTTTTCTTGGCTGGTTGCTCATCTTTCCCGCAAAAACCCGCCATATTAGAAAAGCCGAAGCTGCAAGCTCCACCCTTGGAGCAGCAGCTAAAGAACTTGCCGCCGCCTGAAAGCCCAAGAATCAGCATTGCTGTTTATTCCTTCGTCGATAAGACTGGACAGCGCAAGACGGTAGATTCTTACGCCTCTTTCTCATCTGCCGTTACGCAAGGAGCGGAAAGCTGGCTTATAGACGCTTTGCGCGTGGCTGGCAGTGGCAAATGGTTTCAGGTGCTAGAGCGCACCAGTTTGGATAATATCATTAGAGAACGGCAGCTAATCAACCAAACAAGAGAAACATTTCAAGGTAGAGACGCCGAAAAGCTAACTCCTATGCTTTTTGCTGGCATTATTGCGGAAGGCGGCATCATCGGATATGACACCAACATAATTACTGGTGGTGCTGGCGCAAGCGTTCTTGGTATATCTGCAAGCTCGCAGTACCGTAAAGACGTTGTTACAGTTTCGCTTCGTTTCGTTAGCGTACAAACAGGCGAGATATTACTTAGTGTAGCTGTAACTAAAACAATTTCTAGTGTCGCGGTTTCAGGCAACCTATTCAAGTTCTATGAACACGGCGTAACTCCTGTGGAATCTGAACTTGGATTAACTGCCAATGAACCAAATACAATAGCTGTTAGAAGTGCTATCGAACAAGCAGTGATAGAAATAGTAGATCAAGGAGATAAATCGGGACTCTGGAAATATAAAACCCCACAAAAACAATGAAAATCAAACTCTTAGCCTTATATGTATTTTTATCCGCCCTTTGCTTTGGGCATCAACCAAATCACCACTACTGGTACAACAACTATTGTTCAAACTGGTAGCGTTAATAAAATTGGTTCGTCTGGCACACCCAGCGAAATAACATCCGACAACCTCTCTTTTGAGATGAGACAAGTTGGAGACAACAACGATGCTAACTTTTCCATGATCGGTAACAACTTGACCCTTAAATCTATTACTACTGGTAATAGCAATAACCTAAAGATGTTCACAAATGGAGCAAATAACGATATTGATCTTACCTTCACTGGCAACTCAAATACATTCTTGCTTAATAAAGACGCTATCGCCAACAGCACAGATAAAGCTACTACTGTTGATGGCGATGTTAAATTCGCTGTTACTGGTAACAGTAACGTAATGAAAGTTGGAATTGATGATGGTAAATATAACAAATTAGATTATCTCATCACTGGTTCCAGCAATTTATTAACCACAACTCAGGCAGGTAATCCGGGCGGAAACGCTGCTGGCAGTGGTCACAGTCAAGTTGTAACTGTTTTAGGAAGCTCAAACACAATGAACTTCCAGCAAGCAGGTTCAGAAAAGCAAACTTTGACCTACAATTTGACTGGCAGCTTCAATACAGTTACTATTCAGCAAAGCACAACTGCTGCTAGTTTACCTCCGATTCCTTAATGAGATTTGCCGTTATATTTTTATTAACGGCTTTATCTCTTTTTGGTTCATCTGGTAAAATAGTAGAGGCTACTGGCCCAACTCAAATTACCAGAGATAAGAGCAAGATTGATGGTAAAGCTAACGTTGGGGTTGAGATGTACGACACAATCGAAACACTTCAATCTCGCGTTGGCATTACTTTTGAAGACGACACAAGAGTCCAGATTACAGAGTTCTCTAAATTAAAAATCGACGAGTTCGTTTATGACCCATCGAGCGGCAAAGGTTCTTTGTCAATCAAAGCTGCATCGGGAACAGTCAGATATACTTCTGGACTCATAGCGAAGAATAGTAGAGAAAATATAAAAATCAAAACTCCAACTGCTGTTGTTTCAGTTAGAGGAACAGATTTCTCGATGAGCGTAGGAGAAGACGGTAAAAGTTTAATTGTTCTTTTGCCGTCTCTTCCGTCGCTAACTGGCGCTTCACCAGTTGTAGGCTCGATTGAAGTTGCCAACTCTAGCGGTACAGTTGTGTTGAATCAGGCTTACCAAGCAACATTTATCTCCTCTGCTTTCTCTAATCCAACAGCTCCAGTTATTCTAGACTTGAATGACGAGTCTAAGATCAATAATAATCTTCTGGTAGAGAGTAACAAATCTATTACTAAGAATAGTAAAGAAACAAAAAAAGTTTCGTCTGAAAAAGATAAAGTCGAAGACAAGAAAGACGACAAATCAAATAAGAAAACCGTCGATACTAAAACTCAAGTGGCGCAACAAACTGTTTCTGAAACAGTAACAGAAGCCGCCAGCGCAACAGCAGACGCGCCGCCTCCACCTAAACAAGAAACAGAAGTTGCCCAAATAAAATTGGACGCTAAAATAGAAGCTCCAACAGTTGAAGCTCCAAAAGTAGAAGTTCAAACACCAGTGGTTGTTAAAGAAGTTCCTAAAATTGAAGTTCCTTCGATCACGAATCCAATTCAGACAAATAATATAACATCAGGAACAACTACCGTTAACAACGGATTCACTACTGATGGAAAATACGCTTCATTATCTCTATCTACTGATAAAGGTGTAATCAAATTTACCACCAAATACGACGCTAACTCTACCGTTACTGTTAATGGTCAAGCTTACGTTTTAAACTACGGTGAAAAAAGTAAAGTTTACATTACTCAGAGATGAAGAAATATAGAATCTATACAGCAATCGCATCACTGTTGGTTTTAATTTGTCTAGTAACTTTAAGAGTTCAAGACCCGTTCTTCATTGAGACGGCGAGATTAAAAGCCTTAGATTACTATCAGATCACTCAAGAGAAAGTCCAAAGTGAAAGTGTTGTTGTAGTAGAGATAGATGAGAAGACTCTTGAGAAGCATGGTCAATGGCCTTTCCCAAGACAAATCTTAGCCGACGCAATAACAAAGGCATTTGATAACGGAGCAGAGATTGTCGTGTTGCCGATTATTTTTGCTGAGAGTGACCGATTCAATGGAGACGCCGCACTAAAAGAAACTTTCGGCAAGTATCCTGTAATCATTAGTCAATCTGCGGCAAATAAAGGAAAAGGCTCACCTGTGCCAAGAGGCGTAGCAGTTGTTGGCAGTGGCATCAATGATTGGCTATTTGATTACTCTGCGGCGATTGGGCCGACAAAAGAACTTGGCGAAGCTGCTGCTGGCGTTGGTATGCTCTTAACTGCGCCCGAAGTTGATGGCGTAGTAAGAAGATTACCGCTGATCGTTCAAGTGAACAAAGAGTTTTACCCAACACTGCCATTAGAAATTTTGCGCGTAGCTTCAAATGACCCAAGTTACCAAGCAAAAGTTAATCAAGCTGGCGTATCTGCCGTTCGTATTCCTAAATTTAAAACAATTAAAACTGACGAGAATGGGCGAGTTTGGTTGAATTTCAAATACACCTTTGAGTCTTTTTCATTTACCAAAGAAGATTGGTCAGCAGTTAAAGGCAAGATCGTGATGATTGCGCCAACAGCAGAAGGTCTTTCCAACACTGTTGCAACATCAGTTAATATCAAGAATGGTTACGAAATACCGCTTTTTGCCGCTCAAATGCTGCTAGATGACTCAAGACTCGAAAGACCGTCTGAATTCAATTTGTACGAGGTTCTGTATGGCACTCTTGCTGCATTGTTAGTTATAGTCACGTTCATTTGGCTGAATTACTTAGTTTGCGCTGGATTATCCATCGGTTTGATGGTTGCACCAGTCATTTATGGCGTCAAAGCCTTTGGCAATGGACTACTTTTTGATTATAGTTGGATAGTCTTTACCCTTTTCATCTGCTTCTCTGTGTCTGCGTTCATGCGTTTCATCAATGAGTTTAAACAGAAGCAACAAATCAGAAAGCAGTTTGAACACTATCTTGCTCCTGCGATGGTTAAAAAGCTCCAAACTAATCCAGAACTATTAAAACTTGGCGGTGAAACAAAAGACTTGACAATCCTTTTCTCTGACGTTCGCGGCTTCACTGCACTTAGCGAGCATTTCAAGACTGATCCTCAAGGATTAACTTCTTTGATTAACCGTTACATGACTCCTATGCTCAAGCTGGTTATGAGCAAAGATGGAACTGTTGACAAACTAATTGGTGATGCGGTTATGGCTTTTTGGAACGCGCCTGTTGATGTAGCGCGCCACAAAGAATTAGCTATTGAGTGCGCTGTTGAGATGTTCGTGAAACTCGATGAGTTAAATAAACAACTCGCACTAGAAAAATTGCCGCAACTTTCCATTGGCGTTGGCGTCAACTCTGGCTCCGTTGTTGTTGGAAACATGGGTTCAGAAAATCGTTTCGACTATACTTGCCTTGGAGATGCAGTTAATCTCTCGTCTCGCTTAGAAGGTCAGAGCAAACCTTATCACGTTGGCATAGTCATTGGCGAGCAAACGGTGAAAGGCATCGAGAATTCATTCAATTTCCTAGAGTTAGACAACATCGCGGTCAAAGGTAAGAAAGAAGGGATTAAGATTTATACCGTAATCACGAACGATGAGAAGGCAAATAAGATTGTTTCTCATCACAAGAAGATGATGGATTTCTACTACGCGATGAACTGGGACGAAGCAATGATCTACTTGACTAGACTCAAAGCAGAAAATCTAAAGATGATTGAGTATTACGAGATGCTAGAAAGCAGAATCTCTGAACTCAAAACCGCCAACTTACCCAAAGATTGGGACGGTGTTTATCACGCAACTAGTAAGTAATCAAGAGATTGCGCCAGCTTTTTTGTGCATCTGGATGATCTTATCGAGCACTTGGACAGCTAAAGAGAAATTCATTGTGTCGATAGCTTGAATTAAAAGCTTTTTTAAATCATAAAGCTCTTCCTGATCTATTCCGTTAGGTTCGATTCTCTGAGGAGAAACTAGAGCGACAGGCGAGTTTTTCGCGTAGAGCGAAGCGACATCTTTAACAGATGGCCCAAAAGAAATGGAATTGACAGCAGAAATCTCCATTGTAATTTATTTTACACTTTTTTCAAAAAAAATCCCAAAAACGCTTGACATACCCGCCAAAATCACTTTGATCTCTCTTGTAAATGAAATTCACACCCGAAAATATTACTTCTCTTGAGCCTCATCAAATCTTCGTGTTTGGCAGCAACTTTGCTGGAATTCATGGTGCAGGAGCTGCCGCTCTTGCTCACAAGAAATTTGGCGCAGTTTGGGGAAAAGGTGTTGGTCTTTATGGTCAATCTTACGCTTTGCCAACCAAAGATCATCAAATCATTACTCTTCATCTTTCTGATATTGAATATCAAATTGACTTATTCTTAGGGACTGCTAACTGCTTTCCTCAACTTGAGTTCTTGGTGACTAAGATTGGTTGCGGTCTTGCTGGTTACGATAGTCAAGATATTGGTAAATTGTTTCGCGGTAAAGAAATTCCTTCTAACGTTATCTTACCAGAATCATTTCACAAATTCGCTTTTGAATAATTATAAATTAACTTATGAAAGCAATACTAGAATTTAACTTACCGGATGATAACTATGAGCATATGCGGGCTGTTCATTGCAATCAAGCATGGCATTCATTGTATGAAATTGATTCTATGTGTCGCAATATACTGAAGCACGGAAGCGACAATTATAAAACCGTAGACGAACTCGCACATGCTATTCGTACTGAAGCAGGAAATGCTCTTCATCAGGTCGAGGAATAATTATTGACTTTCTGTAAAAAAACTTATGTTCATCACACTCACCAACAGTTCTCCTACATTAAAAGGAAATCCAATTGTTCTCAACACCGATTTTATCGTAAGCATCTTTCGCACCCCTGTTACTAGAATGGACTACACGGTTGACGAAGTAACTTATATTAATTGCCCACCACACGGTACGTGGGAAGTTCAAGAATCGGTCGAAGAAGTTGTTGCTCTAATTGAAAAATCAACAGCAGAAAAGAAAAAATTCCAGACAACTGTTTAAAAGGAGATCGCTGATATGAAAACAGAACTACAAGAAAAACTATTTAGTAAGTATCCTAAAATCTTTGGTGATCGCACCAAACCTATGACCGAAACTTGTATGTGTTGGGGTCTTGAAGTGGGCGATGGATGGTACGATCTTATTGACGTACTGTGCGAAGCTCTCACCTATACTTACTCTACAAGCGTCCAAGTAGATGAGGAAGATGGCAAACGTCTTGGCATCAAACCGTACAAATGGGAACTTGAAAACAATTATTACTTTAGTGTGGAGCCTCCACAAATAATCGCCACTCAAGTCAAAGAGAAATACGGCACACTTCGTTTTTACTATCGTGAAGAGTATAGTGAAGAAGTCATGTCTCTTATTCAAACTGGAAAGTATCCTGATCTTCAAAGGATTATTGATCGTTATTCGGACTACATTAATGGTATCGTTCACTTTGCGGAGACTGCTTCTGGTAGAACTTGTGAAGCAACTGGTCAATTCGGCGAACTGCACGCACAAGGAGGTACTCGCAATGGTTGGGTAAAGACTTTAAATAAAGAATTTGCCAAGACTAATGTGACAACCCAAGGCTATGTTCCTTTTTCGGAGATTCCTAAAGATGAAGAACCAGCTTAAACAGTTTAAACTAAAAAACGAATATAACATAAAAAACAACAAAATGAAAGTAGAAATTGATGCAGATACAGCTGACGGCATTACACGATGCTCTTTAAAACAAAGCATCGCGTACATTCGCGAAGACATTGCAAATATCAAAAAGAAAAAGAAACTTGAGTATTATCAAAAACACGAATTGGCTGAACTCATTATCATTTTAGATGCTATTGAGAAAACATTTGATTATTATGGAGGAGATTTAAAATGAAAATTAAAGTTACTCTTAAAGATATTGAAGAAGGATTTAGGGGGAGTTGTTATGATTGCCCCGTAGCTCTTGCATTTAAACGGGAAGTTAAACCGACAACCCAAATTGGGTTGAATGTTGGCACTGAACGAATACTTCATCGCGAAGTACATGAATGGGACACATACACACTGCCTAAAAAGGCGCAAACTTTTATTAAACGATTTGATAATGGGAAACGGGTTGAGCCATTCACTTTTGAAATTAAAAAAGATTTAAAATGAAAATTAAAGTTACACAAAAAGATATTGACAAAGGCGTTCGATCAAGTTATTATTACTGTCCTATCGCTCATGCTTTCAGGCGTGCCGTTAAAAATAATAACGAACTTGATTGCTGCGTTGCCTCAAGTTATATAGTTTATCTTCCTGATGATAAACGGAATAGATACAAATTACCCAAAAAAGCGCGGAAATTCATTGAACATTTCGATAATTATCGACCTGTAGAACCATTTTCGTTTGAAATTAAAAAAGGCAAACCATTAACATTTCGCGCCGCTGCATTATTATAAAAAACTATGAAAAAGAATAAAGAATTAGAATACTACAAGAATGAGTGTATAGTTCTTCGCAATCAACTTAACTACAAGTTTAATACTGATACAGTAACCGCGCAAGCTGCTGTTAAAGAAGATAAACGCCTTTACCGTAAGGTAGGTAAGAAGTATGTTCCTATGAACGATCCCTATGCCTACGAAGGTCTTAGGGATGGCTTTTGGCTTGTTCATGTTAAAGATGGATGCACTTCTATCCGTCAGCAAATCTATCCAGACAAATCGCGGCTTACTGCTGCTGCTCTTCTTATCGAAGATAAGCTCGTTGGCATTATCCGTAAAGCATCAGAGGCTCGTCCTGCCAAAATTGCTCTTACGCATGAACAAAAGAAAGACTGGGATAAGTTTATCGCTAAACACGGTGAATCATTTAATACTCTTTGTTATCCTTCTATGCAAGAGAACGCAGAGAAGATCGTTATGGCAATAATAGACGAACAAGGATATGTTGGATTATGAAACCTAAACAACACTGCAAAGATGGCAAAAAATATATGCTTGTTGGTCGCATTGGTATGTTTGGGCCAGAAATACTTTCGGCTGATGTTATTAAGGATTTTCGTTCATGCGATTTAACTGATGTTAACGATGGAAAAGCATTGCTATTAGTCGCAAAAGATGATAGCGTAGTTAGAATTAATCGTAACGGAATAAAATGGTATAATTAAATTAATCTTTATGAACAACCAAGAAAAAATTATTATGCTTGAAAAGCAACTCAAGCAAGCTTTTGAAAATTTAGATAAAGCAGAAAGTCGCCTAAATTGGTTAGAGATGTTTCTTCAAATTGGAGGCGCAAGCATCAGCTGCGTATCTTATGCTATCCTTAAAGATCATCCTGATGACACTGACGAAACATACTTTAATCTTCCATTTCAAATTGGAATTGAAGTAGAGAAAGAGAATCGTGGATGCTATGAATGGGTTGAGTTTAGTAACGGCGCAAAAGGTATTCGTCCAGCTATTGACGCCGCTAAGATTAAGCATTATGAATGGCTAAAACAATTTTAAAAAAGTGATTAGAAACACTTGACATCTAATGTAAAATAAGTAGGTTCTCTTTTGTTCTTTCACATCTTCCTTTCTGCGTGTTGCAGCCGCTATAATAAATATAGCGTGTATAAGTGCATTAAACTACTGAGAATTCTCGGTGGACTTATACAGCAGGGGGAACCAACTTCATCCGAAATGCCTCTATCGAGCATAGTGTTATTGACGCATAATTCTTAGTAGTCCCTGACTATTAATGCCTCTCATAACGCTACGAAACGTATTCAGCCTGAACTAACAGGTGATTCCATAGGACGCTATGGATGGATGCTCTATTTTAACATACACAGTAGTCCTCTTGAGTAGCATCAATGACAATAATGGCTGTGTGCAATTTCCCTACCTGCATTGAATGTCGGGTTCTATCCGTGTTAACCGTAAGGTTACTAGGCGCATGGTAGGGGATTCAATTTTAGCGATAGTAGCTCAGTGGTAGAGTCCTTGTTTTCCAAACAAGCTGTCGTGGGTTCGACCCCCACCTGTCGCTCCAGTTTCAAACACGAATCAAAAAATCGCAAATAAGATATACATTAGAACCAAACACGAATTAGCCGCCCGCAAATAAGATAAATATCTTGGCGGCTAATCTAAACACGAACACTTTTAGGACAAATAAATGATAGAAATAGACCTCCATCCACAGCTCGTCGCCACCGCATTAGAATTAGCGGAAGATAAGCCAAAATTAAAAAACTCCATCCGAGACGGCGATGGCTGGAAAATCGCCATGATCTCTGACCTAATGGTGCAAGAAGCTCTTGGCGGCGAGATCATCTCTCACGAAGACTATAACTCTGATTGGCGATCAAACAAAGGAAAACGCTTTGAGATCAAAGCTAAAGAAAGAACCGTTAGACCAAAACCTTCTTACAACTGCACAGTTTATCAGTTCAATACCTTACAGAAGTGCGATTACTATCTATTCACCAGTATTCTCAAAGACTATTCTAAAGGCTACATCCTTGGTTACATGAATAAAAAATCATTTTTAAATCAATCTTTGAACTGTAAAAAAGGAGAACTGGATGAATCTTCTCCTGCTCACAAGCTCTATTACTATCCAGCAGACTGTTTAAATTTGCAGATTG